TTTACTTCCTTGATCTGAGTTTTCGTTGATACTCGCGCTCATCCGCAAGAGTCCAGTCCTTGCCGTAACGAGCATGAGGCGCGGCGGGAGTTCCCTTTGATTTGGGGGTAACTTCTGCCGACTTCTGAGGCGTCTGCTTGCTTTTAGACAACTCAATCCGTGTTTCAAGACGCGCGATTTCCTTTGCGGCGGAGAGCGGCGAGAGAGAGTTCAGCTTGTAAGCTAAGTCGGGATTTTTGGCGATCTCATATACTAGATGAGGACCAATATCCGATTCGTTGATTAGCTGCACCACTTCTGCGCCAAGCTGCGGCCCCTTGTAATTCCCAACTACCTGCTGGAAGTCGGGGATTTCCTTGGAAACCTGCTTGAATGTCTCTCCGTTGATCTCGCTTTTCTCGCGCTTCGCAAGCTCGATTCGCTCTTCATGGACGGCGATTTTTGCGGACGCGCGGGATGCTTCCCGTTCGTCCAAATCGTTGTCTTTCAGCAACTTCTCAAGCCGCTCAATCTCGCTCACGCTCTGCTTCAGGATTTCGTCCTGCTTGTAGAGCCTGCGCGTGAGTTCCTTGTTCCGGATCTCGTATCCCTTGGGTTCTTCGGCCTTAGTTTCTTCGGTGGCCGCTTCCGTCTCGGTCTGCTCGACCTCATCAACTACTAATTCAGCATCATCCATTGTAGGATTCCTCTTTAATATTCTCAGCCCTCGTTATCGCTGCCATCGGAAGCCGGGGCGCGGCTGATTCTTCGCCCTCTTCCTTTTCTTCTTCGAGTTCGTGGTCAAATCCGCTTACCGCGGCCTTGGCCTCTTCCGTTTCCAATTTACCTCTCTGAGATAAAAATTCCTTCATCAGAGCGGTTTGGGACTTCATCTGCTCAATCAAAATCTTAGTTTCGTTGTCCTCGCGGCTGGATAGCAACTGCGATTGCTGCTGACCTATGATCCCCTCGTAATATTTAATCACCTCGGATTGCTGATCAATTGTTTGTTGCGCGGACTGCAGAGCCTGCATAGCCATAGGATCCTCTTCTCCCTGCTCCTGCTCGCCGCCGCCCAAAGCCTTGACGATCTCGGTGCCATTAGGCAAGTCCAGCATGTCAACCAACTGAGTAAAGACCTTCGGCACCGAAGTAGGATCTAGTGCCAAAACGCCCTTGAACTGCTCGATAGCCTCGCGCTTGCGGTTCTCCATGCTTGGTCCGCCGTCAACATCAACATGTAAAATATCACGCACATCATCCGTGATGATGGATTTCAGATTTACAACGACGCGTGCGGCCCTGCCGATATTGTCGATGACAGTTATCGGACGGTCGGTATTGTAGACGATCGGCAACATGTCGCAAATGACACGCCCTAGCTGGCGGACGCTTGACTCCAAATGCTTGATATAGTGGGCCGTGGAAAGCTCCGCAGCGCTCATGCGCATCGTCACCGTCTGCATGGCCTCCTGTGCGCTAGATCCACCACCAGCAAGCATCATGTCACTAATACCTGACACACGCCCGAACACGCCTTGCGCCTGCTCTTGCAGTCCTTGCAGCCACTGCGTTTGCGCTGAATTGTCCGCGCGCTGAGGCGGCGGTACTGGATTATTCGATGTGTCTACCGGATGGTAATATAAGAACGCATGATCTTCGGTATTGCTGCTTGACCACTGGGATTCAAAGTTATCAATGGACCCGAACGGGATTATGTACGGGCTTTTCGTCGCCTTGCCTGCCAAGTCCATGGCGTTGCTGGCGTAAAGGTTTACAGATTTCTGAGCGTCCTTCACGCGGCGGGTGATCCCCGCGTAATAAAGGCCCTGATCATCCTGAAAAATGCGCTCGCCGTAGACTGGGATAATGTCCAGCGTATGAACGGGATAGGTCGCGCTCTCGCACTCATGCTGACCAACGAAACGGGTAATCCTCAACGCATAACCATTTTCATGGTCTATAATTTCGTGATAGATGATTTCAATCACACGCCCGTCAGGCGGAACGAACTGCGGGTGGATTGTAATATCCTTCCCAGCGTCCTCGCCGTATTCCTCAACGGCTTTATCCTTGTCAACGAACGAATATTCGATTGCGAATTCAGCGTCAGAGCCATCTAATTCAACGCTGAAAGGGTCGAACAACACTGTAGTAGGATCGCAAATACGCTTGATCCTTACGACATTGTAACCCTTTTTTCCGTACTCTTTTTCAACCGCAATCTTGAAATAGCCGAAGCCTGATTGAACGGCGTTTTCCAATGCGTTGGCCGAATATTCGGAGCCTCCAGAATCCCGCTGAATACCTCGCATGACCCCGTTTATGAGGTCGCTGATTGCGCGGTCTTGCAGCGAGATCTTGATCTCAATCGGACTCATGCGCAGCGGGTTCACCACTCGGTCGCAGTAGGCTCTAGTCATGTTTATAACGGCGGCGGGGCGTGCCTTGGAGCGCCTGTATTTCAGCGCGCCATCATCCCATTGGTCCCCGTTGGAAAATTTCAAATCTTCCTTGACAGCCGCCAACTGAGTGCCCCAGTGTGACACGCATTCATCGATTCTTTTCTTGAGTTCGTCTATCCGTGCCATGCGGTGTTATACTCTCTGTCAGCGGTGTATCTATTCGTATTTATTTTCATCATGGAGTAAGCCAAGGCGTCACCGATATTCGGAGAATTGAAACCTCGTTTCTTCATCTCTTCCTTGGACTCCAATTTGAATTTACCTTGTTGGTTGATCGCCCAGTGCGGACACAATTCTTTTTCCCATTGGATATGCTCGAATCCTCGCAGAGAGCCGCTTAGGTGGATCCACTCGCGCAGAGAGTCCCACAGTTCAGCCCGCTTATTCAGGTAGCGGTCTTTATTTGGCTTTTGCCCCGGATTGATGCCGATCCATTTAAAAGAAGGCGCAGCGGCCTTACAATGGCTGAAAATCGGCATCCCAAGGCCGCATGTATCAACGATGATAGCGGCAGGTTGCCAGCGCAAAACAGAGTCTAGAATTGTTGATTCAGCCTCAGCGGTGTTCGTCTTGCCCTTCTCGGTGATGGACAGGATCTGCGCCCCTTTGCGCACCACGATTGCCAATGAGTCATTCCCCTCAAGGGCAGGATCAACAGCCATTATCACAGGCTCGGAGTCCTCCACCACGGGAATTCTTTGCAGAGCGTCAGACACATCCCTAGACGGGATAAGAGCAACATCATCATCCGCTATAGGCTCTCCGCACCAAACCCAACGGTAGCGGCGCGGATTGTTCAGGCGGTCGTTCTCGCGCTCTGCCTTTAAAGCCTCAGGAAAATAACGGTTATCGTCTACATCAAGAGATATATTTATGTTGTCAGGCGGGCTATTGTCGACAAAGCGCACCCAAGTAGCGTCAGACTTGTAGCGCGGGTTGAATGTGACGAAAATCTGAGAGCCAGCCTTACGGATTGACGGTATAAGGAAATCCCAAGCCTCATCGGTCACGCACTCGGCCTCTTCAATCCAGCACAGATCAACGCCCTCAAGCCCTTTCAGGCTGGTCAAATTATCCCTAAGACCTCCGAAAACGCAGACGGAAGCCGTTGCCCTGCAAATGATCTCCTGCCGATAGAATGAGAAATAACCCGTAACGCCCATGCGGTCGGCCGTTTCTTTCAGGAGCTTGTAGACAGAATCTTTTATGGATTTTTGGATATACCGCCCGCAGAAAACAAAGATCTTAGATCTCATCATGCGGATTATTATCGACTGCGCAACGGCATAAGATTTGCCAAGGCCTCGCCCTGAGCGTGCAACTATGTAGCGATTGCGGGCCTCGAAGAAAGGCCTGAGCTTCGGGCTACTGATCTTCAATGATGAAGGCGGGCGGCTCATCTACCAGCGTTGTTTTACAAAGGTTATCGAATGCGTGACGAATCGAGGCGGCGTTGCCGGACTGCTGCGAAATGCAAGAGTCTTGAAGGCGGTTCCAGACGAAAGCCTTGCGGCGGTCGTCCATCATAATTAAAATATCTTCCATCTCAGAATCGGTTTTGGCCATCATTATGACCTCCTTCGATGGGATATTTAATTCAACCGCTAAACCCTCAATAGTAGGCATCGGAGTGCGAGAAATGTATTCATATGCGAGAGTACGCCATGAGAGCGGAGCCTCACGAAACGGGCTAGCTGGCATCACCAACTGCTTCCCGGTCAGGATTTTATAAAAAACTGCATTCATCGTCTGCGTACTCCTTTATCATTCGCCTCAATTCGGCTGATAGGTCCTCTCGCGTCATTCCAAGCCTTTTGGCGGCACTTCTGAGAGTACCCTTGTTGGATACGACTACATTTGCGATCGTGGCTCTACGGCCTCGCCAGCGCCTCACAAAGCGTTCTTCGTGGTTCACTTCGGAGAAAGCGTTGCAAAAGAGCGGGCTTTCGGTGTCAACAACGGTTCTGTAGGCATTTGCCTTGCATTGATCCCACAGCTCCCGCCAAATGACGCGGTAGCACCAAGGTACGACCTTGCAGCCCTTGGAATCGTCGTAAGTCCTTACGGCCTTTAGGAATGGGATGTAGATCTCACCCATCAAATCTTCCATCGGAATGCGGTGTACCCGCCCATCGGAGTACCGAAAGAATAAGCCGCCATAAGGGGAGGCGCACTTTCGGACATACTGGAGAACCTGCAAGAATAATTCCATAGTACAAAGATAAGAAAAAATCAAGTGTTTAAGGTGTAATATTTGCATTCTAGAGTGTGATTGTTGTAAGTCATTGAAAAATAAGGAGAATTAAAAAAAGTGTAAGATTGTAAGATTTTGTAATATTCAAAATATAACGCCTAAGTCCTTATAAAGTAATAGGTTATGTATAGTGTAAGATTTTTCTCTACTTCTTATCTACATGTACAGATCTTTTTTTTTCTTATTCGCATTGCTCATATCCAAATGCATAAAAAAATCTCTCCACAGTTTTGTGTCTCTCGTTGGGAAAAATCTTACACTTGACATAAGTCCATATACTACTTGTGGTTAGGCGTTATATTTGAGTTATTACAAAATCTTACACCCATTTTCTATATAAATCAACGACTTACGGCGATTGACACTATAAAAACTCAAATTACTAAACAAAAAAAGAATGTTCACCATCTTGATAAACATTCTTACGTGTAAACTTCCGATTACAATGTAATTTTATAGCAATAACTTGGGATTCCTTTGATTCTTTGGGTTTTTGGGTCTTCGGAGATGCCTTTCGACTTCAGCCACTCGGTCATGGTGCGCCTGT